CCTGAACCCGAACCTGCTCCTGCCCCAGAGCCTGCCCCTGAACCCGAACCTGCTCCCGCCCCAGAACCTGCCCCTGAACCTGAAAAATCGCTTGAAACAACAATTGAAGAACGCACAGATATTATTCAAGAAACTACAGAAGAATTAGATAATTTAAGAAATGAAACCTCAGAGTTTAAAGAAAAAGCCAAACGTATGGAGGCAAAACTTTTGGAAAAAAATAATATGTCTCCATTTTTAGAAATAGGTGCTGGAATAACTGCTGTTACAGCTTTAGTTGTAACTTTAATTCTTGCATTAAAATAAAAAATTAATTATATTTTATAAATCAAAATCTTCCACAGTCAATGTTCTTTTTAAAACATTTTGAACTAATTCTATACTTCCTACAAAACCTTCTTCTCTACAAAAAGTTAATATATCTTTTTTTTCCATTGATGTTATTTTCATTATAAATTTTTGTTTAAATGATGTATAAGTTAAATTAAAATTTAATTTTGAAATTTTATATAATTTATCACAATATTCTTCATAAATTTTTTCTACTGGTGTTAAACAATCTATTTCATTTATCAAATATTCAATAATAGTTACCTTATTTATTTTTGAAAACATTTTAATATATATATATATATAAATAAATTACGGTTTTATATACTTTAAAATAAGTTTATTAATATTAATAATATTATGAATTATAATTTTTTAATTACTTTATTATCATCTTCTAATTCTAAATTATTAAAATTGTCTTATAATACTATTATTAATCAATATAAACATAATATAAATTATACTATTATTTTAGTTATTAATAGTTTAGATAATCAATATTATAAGGAAGTCTGTGAAGAATTTAAAAATATAGATGTAGAAATTATAGAAACAGAATCAAATGGAAAACCAGGTAAAGGTCATAACAGTTTATTTGAAATATTTCGACAAAAAACCGTTTTTGATTATTTAATATCTATTGACGGTGACGATTTTTTATATCCATATGCTTTATATCAATTACAAAAATGTTTCTCTATAGAAGAAAATATAGATGTTGTATGTATATATGGTAATGATACAATAAGAGATTATACTTCTCCATATGATAGTTCTGATATTTATTTACAAAATCATTTTTATTTACGTATGGGTTATAATTTACCTAAAAATTTTGCTACATCAGAATTATTAACAAATCCAATACGCGATGATATAATAAATGAAGGAGTTCAAACAATATTAAGATTTATAATGTGTTCTAGAAAATTTATAAATAAAAATAAAAATACTTTATTTTATTGTGAAAAATGTAATATTTTAGATGATTATCATTTTTATTTACAATTTTTAAATAATATTCTAATTAAAAATTTAAATGGATTTATAATTAATAGTGATCATATTTATTTATATAATAATATTAATCATAATTCAATATCACGAACACAAAATGATAAATTTGGTGAAGATTATAAAATTATAAAAAATTATATAAATAAATTTAAGGATTTAGAAAATATAATAGGAAAAGAATGGAATTTAGACAAAATTAAATATTATGAATTAACACCAGTATTTGATGAAAATTTAGAGATTATTTGTAATCAAAATGGAACATATAGTATAAATAAGGATAATTTAACTATTAAAAAAAATTATAAATATTTAATTGATTTTGCTAATAATTTATCTTTAGAATATTATAATATATGTATTAAAAATATTGAAAATGATTTATTTAATCAAAAAGGAAATAAAGAAAAATGTTTTAAATTATGTTTGTTTTTAATAAATAATAAAATTTATGATAGAAAATTATTTATTTATATGGCAATTTGTTATTATTATAATAATGATGATATAAATACAATAAAATATATTGAAAAATCTGAATATATGGTAAATAAATATCCAGTATTAATAGATTTTTATAATAATTATAAAAAATAAATTGATTTTATAATTTAATAAATTATAATGTCAAAACAAAAAGTCTTATCTTATATTAAACTATTAAAATATAAAGAACCTCCCAAAATAAATATAAATATAAATACAATAGAAGATATTTTTAAAATAAAAAATCAAAAAAAAAATATAGATATAAATGATATAAATTATTCAAAAAATTTTTGGGAAAATGTAGAGAAATATAAATATAAAAAATAAATTTTTCCTTTAAAAATTTAAATTAAATAAATTAATTTATTTTTTTAATGTGTTTTATTAATATTTTTTTTATAATATATATATTATAATGGATTTACGAAATGTTAATACAATGCCAATGGCCGATGCTGGAATGAATGATTTACAAGTTGTAGAAGATCAAGATCAAGATCAAGATCAAGTTCAAGTTCCACCTGAAACTGAAGAAGAAGAATCACTTGTTTATGAAGAAACAGATGAAACAGAACAACAATCTGCTCCTGTTGAAGGAGGTGAAAACACAATTTCTATATTAGGATTTGAATTACAAAAAGACCATTTATATATGCTTGCTGGTTTATTAGTTATATTAGTTGCTTTTTTCTATAAAGATCAACTTATGGAAATTTTTAATGATTTTGTAGGAAATAAATCAACACCCGCCCCACTAGTATAAAAAATTAATAAAAATTATTAGAGTTTTTTTTTTCATAATAAATAAAAAACTTAAAAAACAAATAATAAATATATTTAGATGTATATTTTTGTACGTAGTATTTTATTTATATTTTTATTACAATTCTTTTTATGTTTTTCTATAAATGAAACATTTAATAATATATATAAAAGTAAATATGAAAATTATAAAAATAAATATAAAAATAAAATAGAAATAATTGAAATACCAAGATTAAAAAGTGAAGGATTTTTTTATTATACTGTTAAAAATGGTGAAATATGTGATTATGCCGAAAAAATATTTATTAATAAAACAAATTATTATCAAATGTATATTATATTAATTCATGAATTAACACATTATTTTCAATGTATTTATTCTAATAAAATGAATACTGATATGAGTTCTATTCAGAATCATATTTTACCATTAAATACTATTAATTTTATAGAAAATGTATATAAAAAAGATTATTGGAAAATTGAATATGAAGCATTTTATTATCAAAAAAATAGTAAGGAATTTGAAAAATTAGAAAAATTTATTTTAACTATTATTTAATAACATTAATTCTGTTCGTTCCATTAAATCTAACATTACCATTTTATCATCTTCATTATATTTATCTATAAATTCATCTATTTTATTTCTTTGATACTCTGTCAATTTATATTTTTTTTTCTCTAATATTTTATAATATTTATTTTTCAATAAATAACATTTATTATCTATCAAATCAAATAATTCGTGCTTCTTATTTACTAATTGCCATTTATTATCCTTCATTATTTTTAAATAAGGAAATTTCTTATTTGTATATTTTATATTTTGATTTTCAGGATGTTCAGGATCAAAATGTATTTTTTCTATTAATTGTGGAACAGCATTATACATACTACATATTATATCCTTAAAATCTTTTGAACGTAAATGTTTCAAATTTTCTTCTCCATAATTATTTATATGAATATTATTATTAATAGTATTATTATTATTATTTGTAATATTATTAGTTGTAGTTGATTTCTTTTTCAATTCCTCTATTTCTTTTTCCATTTTCATAATTTTATCATTTTGACTTATTACTAATTCTTCTGTTTCTTTTTTTTTCTTACAAGTTTTCAAATGTCTAGATTTACCATGTCTTGTCGAAAATAATTTAAAACAAAAAGGACATTCATTTTTTTTATCTTTTTTTTCATTTTTGGGTAATATTGGGGTAACATTTGGGTAACAATTGGTAACATTTGGGTAACAATTCGTAACATTTGGGTAACAATTGGTAACATTTGGGTAACAATTGGTAACATTTTGTGACATTTCTTTAATTTCAAAATTATAGTGTTTTTTTATTTCTTCTATACTAATATCTCCTAGTATAGGTTTACATATTTTTTTGCGATTTAAATGCTGAATTATATTACTTTTCTTATTTGTATTATAACCGCATCTATGGCATAAATATTCCACCATTATATAGTATAATATATTTAAATTTTTAAATGCTTAAATTTTTGCTTAAATTAAGTGCTTAAATTCAGCGTTTTTGAGAGGGGGGGGGGAACTCCGAAAAAATAAAACTTTTTTGAAAAAAATTTTTTTGAAAAATAAAACTGTTTTGAAAAAAAAAATTAGAAATAAAAATTATTTAATTTTCTTTTATTTTATTATTATTTCTATTAGAAATATATAAATTTAGATAAATTATTGTATCGTAAATAATCATAATACTACTTATAAAAAATGTAAAAATTACAAAAGATAAACCTCCTATTCCAAATATTGTTAATAATGGATTGGTCATTAATTTTTTATAATTTATTTATAAATAAAAATCAATTTATATTTAAATTATATAAATAATCTGCTTGATTTTTCCAATTATATTTTTTTTTTATAAATTCTATTTGTTGTTGAAGTCTAAGTTCTAATTTTTCACTATTGTTTAAATATTGTTCAATAATATTTACCGATTTCTCTACAATATCATTTATATAATTAGCATCAATTGATTCATAATATGGATGTGAGGGGCTTTTTTTTATATCTATATCTATAAAATCACCATATGGATATGCTATTTCTTTTAAAGCACCAATATTAGTAGAAATAACATAACAACCGCAACTCATTGCCTCAATCATTGAATTACAAAATGTTTCTTCAATAAAAGTTGGATAAATAAATAATAAACTACTATTTAATTTTTCTATTAATTCAAATTGCGATATACTTTTATTATAATTTATTCCTTCTATTTTTGATAATCTTTTATATAAATTTTCTAATGAATGATTATCTTTCATATCATATATATCAAGTGATGAATAAATTTCTAAAGTTATATTTGAATATTTATTTTTTAATAAAGGAAAAATATATTCAAAACATTCTAAACCACGTTGAGGATTTGATATATAAATTATAGATAATTTTTTCTGTTTTATAATATCATATTTAATATAATTATTATAAAATATTGGAGATAATCCATTATTTAATATAATTACATTATTTTCTTTTATTTTAATATATTTTTTATATGTATTATATTGATTTTCACTAACAAAAAAGATTTTATCATAATAATTATAATAATTTTGTTTTATTTTATATTCAAAATTTGAATATATACATATATGTTCATACATTATAAGTTTTATATTTTTATTTAAATTTGTTTTTAGACAATTACCCAATTCTATAAAATTATAAATTACAGCATCTGGTCTAATATTATTAATATATTCAATTATTTGTTCTTCTGTTTTATATTGAATTATATAAATATCATTCATATAAATAATATCTGACGTTTTTTTCTTATTTAAAATAATAATATTATAATATTTTGATAATTCTACTCCTAAAAATATATAAGATAATTGAGTTCCTCCTAATCCTTTTATATATGGTGTATCTGGTAAATAATCAATATCCATATAATCTAACAAAACTATAGTTTTTTTCGCATTAGAAAGAGATATAGAATTAGCGGATATTTCTATTTTATTTTTTATATTTAACTTAATACAAGAAATATTGTAATAATAATAAATATTTTTACTATAATTTATATTTTTTTTAAATATATTTTGAATAATAAGTATTACATTTACATATTTCTTTTTATTAAATTCATTTATTAATAAATCAAATGAATAATTTTTTTCTTCTATATATTTTATCAAAATTGGAATAATATCTAGTGCTATATAACAAATATGATTTGCTATTTGTAAAAAATTATCAAAAATTATATCTGAAATATTATTATTTAAAATATAATTTTCTAAAATTAAATAAATCTTTTTTTTCTCTTTAATTTCAATAATATCTATGTTTTTTAAATTATTTTCTATAAAAATTAATGTAGATTTATATAAATTATTAGATAAATTTAAACTAAATGAATAATTTTTTTTGAATTCGTCTGAATTTATAAAATCCTCTATTTCATATTTAATATTAATATTTTCCTTACTATATGTGATTGAATTTGAAAATGAATTTGATATATATAATATTGGTAATTTAAATATTATATTTATTTCTTCTAATTTTTTTAATACTGGAAATTTTAATATCATTTCTTCTATATTATCATCACAATTATGAGAATTTTGATAACATACCGATGATATATGTGCTTTATAATATAAATATATATTTTTCAAATTAATATAATATATATTACATTTTGTAGTATAATATAAATATAATACATATAAATAAAATAAATAATCATCAAATACTTTACTTTTTTCACAATATAGTTTATTTTCTACATTTTCAAATAACATATCACTATAATTAAATACTGATTTATGTAATAATATTAATCTAAATGGTGTCCCTTTACTATTTAATTTAAAATAAATTTCACTATTAATATTAGGTTCTGTATATAAAAAATAAGAATTTTCTAAATAATAACAATTTTCTTTATTATATAAATCCTTAAAATTTGATATATAATCTTCATTACCACCTACAATTATTGTAGGATTATATATTAATATTTTAGATAATTGTTGTAATGCTTGAGGATATAAAAAATCGTCTCCGTCTATTGGTATAAGATAATCATAATTCGGATTATTTTTAAAATAATTAATTACACTATTATGACCTTTACCAGGTTTTCCATTTGATTCTGTTTCAATTATTTCTATATTGTGTTTAGTAAATATTTTACAAACATTTTTATAATATTCAGGATTTTTACTATTTACAATAATAACAATTGTATATCTTAATTTATGATTTATTTGATTATATACAGATAAAAAAGTATCATATAAAATAAGTTCATTATATGATGTTAAAATGGTAATTAAAAAATTAGTCATAGATAATTTTAATTATTTATTTTTATATATAAAAATAAATTATTTAAAAATAATTATATTATATAAAAATATAATAATAGCGAAGTGGCGCAGAGGTAGCGTGCCTGGCTCATAACCAGGAGGACACAGGATCGAAACCTGTCTTCGCTAAATTTTTTTTTTTATTTATTTACTAAATATAATTTATTTAAAATGTATTTAATATATTATCTTATTAAAAATAATGAATATTCTTTCACCAAATGAAAAAGGTGAATATCAAGTTGTTGGAACAATAAGTTCTTCAAACGAAGAAGATGATTATCAATGTAATATTGAATTATGTATACCTGAATTATTTTATCCTTATTTAACAAAAAAAGAAATTGATACTATAGAAACACCATTTTGTGTAGATGGTATGACTGAAACTAAAACATTTAGTTCTCATAAAAGACCTATTCGTGTAAATAACAAATATCGTAATTTATATGGACTTGAAAAAGGATATACATTTGAAGATATTAAAAAAGTTTTTAAGGGACAAAAAATGTATGCTGTACGTCGTGATATTGATAAAGACGGTAATAAAATTGATAATAAATTTGTAATTATTGAAGCAATAGTAGTTGATATTCTTCCTATGTTTGGTGATGAATATGATTGTACAAATTTACTTTTAGATTTTGGAGATAAAGAAGAATTGGTTTCAATTAATAGAGTATTTTTTAAAAAATAAAAAAAAATTTAATTATTATTCCATTATTTGATAATTATTTTTTTCATTTAAATTAGTATTACAAATTACAAATAAACGTGGACATACTAAAATAGAAAATAAACCAGTTAATAATAAACCTAATATTAATGGTTCCATATAATATATTAATAATAAATTATTAATTAATATTATCAATAAATTTACTATATAATTTTAATGTTTCTATTTCATAAAAATTTATAAATGGTTGAGCTAATATTTTATTTTTTTTAAATAAATCTACAAATATATCAGATATAGTTTCATTATGAATTTTATGAATACAAAAAAGTATAATAAAACTTATATAACTATTTTTTATTTCATATTGATTAAAAAATTCACTATAAAAAAGCCCTTTTTCAAAATTATTTTCTAAAAATTTTTTTTCACTTATATCATAATAACTTTGAATTACTTTATTTATTATATTATTTCCTATTTTTTTTAAATATAAATAATTTGGATCTTTAATCATAGTTTGATAATTCAAATTCATACTAATACTATAATTTTCTTCATTTATATTATAATCATAATCCATATCATATTTATGACTAATATATAATGTTGGTAATTTTGTTAAATTCCAATCTGGTAAATAATTTAAACAATCCGAAAATTCTATTTTTAATTTTTTATAAAATTCTATATCATTCTCATTATCATTATTATGTGTTACTGAATTAATATTTATACTATTATATAAATATATATATTTACCTGGAATAATAAAACATTTTAAATCTGGGTGAAAACTATATCTTATAAAATATAAAAATGTTAAATAATCATCATATAATTTACATTCTTCATGAAACAAATTTCCATTATGATATTTAAATAAATTACGATGAAGCATAAATAAACGAATTGGTGTACATAATGAATTTTGATATAAATTTGAAAAACTCATATGTTGATTATTCCACGGATATAATTTATGTTCCACATAAATTTTACTTGATATACAAAAATTATTATTTAAATTTATATCAAAAAAATCCAACTCATTATTATCCATATATTTTAATTTATCTGTACTTTTTAATGTAATCATATCAATATGTCCATCACTTTTAAAACATTTTTCTAATTGTTCTAAAGCACTTGGATATAAAAAATCATCTCCGTCTAATAATAACATTGAATCATATTGAATACGATTCCTAAACACATTTATTACACTATTATGTCCTTTTCCTGGACGACCATTTGATTCTGTTTCTATTATTTCTACATCTATATTTTTAAATTCTTCACATACATTCTGATAATATTCTGGATTTAAACTATTTACTATAATAATTATAGTATAATCTAAATTATGATTGTTTTGATTTAAGGCACTTTCATAAGAAACTTTTAATAATTTTTCATTTGAACTTGTTAAAATACATAATAGAAATTTAGAATTCATTATTGTATAAAATAAATTAATAAAACTATTTTATCTTATTTATTTATTTTTTGTTATTAAATAATATGATTACACCCTGTACATTACTTTTTATATTTATATTATTTTTATTATATATTTTACATACAAATCAAGAATCATATATAAATGTTAGAATACCAAATCATATTTTAAAATACTTTTCTCAAAATGAATTTTTTAAAAATACTGAAAATTTTAAAATTACCTATTTAGAATATGAAAATAAAAGTCTTGATGCTAAATCTTATAAAAATTCAACAATAAATGATTTTATAAAAAAAACTAAAAATAACTCAAAAAAACGTTATCAAATTAAACAAGATTTTAATAATAACGAATTATCTAATTACATATTAAATAACGCATATACTCCTATTATAGATTTTTTAAAATTAGATAAAAATAAAGTTAAACCCGGTTATATACGGATCAGTAAAGCAAAATGGACATTTGACTATCATTATGATTGTTTAGATTTATTATTAGTTCAGTTGTCTGGTACTCGTATTATTTATACAAAAAAAAATAAAAAAAATAAGGCAATTAGACATATATTAAAACCCGGAGATACATTATATATATCTATGGGAACTTATCATAAAGTTGAAACTAACTCGGATTTAAATATAAATTTTAATATAATTTTTGAACAAACAAATATTAATAGAATAATGAGATGTAAGAAAAAATTTGGATATGATTATAAAATACAAGATAAAAAATGTAAAACAAATAATTGTATATAAATCTTAAAATTATTATTTATTTTTTTTATGATTTTCTATACAAATTATAGCACCTTCTACTAATTTCTTAAATAATTTATCATCTTCTAATGATTTCTCAATTATTTGTCTATCAGAATAATCAAGAAACATACCAATAATACGCTGACAACGTTTGATTTTTCCCGGTAATAAAATTTCTATTTTTTTATATAAAGTGTCTCCTAATTGTTGTTCTTTTTCTGTAATATTAGACATATTATTTATCTATAATACTATTTTTATATATAATTTTATTTATTATAATATAATTTTTGATCTAAAATTTTTTCTAAAAAATTTAACTATTATTAATAATAATTAACTCGCTTTCATTATATAATCGTTTCATATATTCCTTATTATCATTATTATATAATTCACTACAACGTTCTATATTCACTTTTTCTGAATTACTACATTTTTCTTCTATTTTTTCTTCTATAGTTTCATCTAATAAATGAACTTGTTGTCGGTCAATCAAATCTGTTATGGTTTCATCTTTATCTTGTAATTCCCATTTATCATTTTTTAGAACTTTTATATAAGGTTCTTTTTTATTTGTAATTTTTATATTTTGATTTTCTGGGTGTTCTTTATTAAAATGTGTATATTTTATTAATTCGGGTATTGCTTTTGCTGGTTTATTTTTTAATAATTTTAATATATAATCACTTGTAATATATTTAGTATTTTCATCGCCATAATTATTAATATTGATTATATTATTTGTTGTATTATGACTATTATTTGTATTATTTGTAATATTAGTATTTCCTTTTTCTATTAATAATTTCTCCACCATTTCTTTCATTTGTTCCTTCATTTCTTCTTGATTTTTTATTAGTTCTTCAATTTTTTTATCTTTTTCATTTTCATTCTCTTTTTTAATTTTACATCTTCCATAATGACGATTTAAACTATCACTCCGTGAAAATCTCTTATAACAATAAGGACATTCGTTAATAACTGGTGATTTTGGTGGATTTTGGTGTTTTTTGGTGGATGGATTTTCAAATTTTGGTGTATTTTGGTGTTTTTTGGTGGAAATTTTTGGTGGAAGATTTGGTGGATTTTGGTGTAATTTTGGTGGATTTTGGTGGATTTTGGTGGAAACATTAAAACCATAATAACTTTTTACTTCTTCTATACTAATATCTTCTAGTATAGGATTACATATATTTTTACGATTTAAATGACGCATTAAATTTATTTTCTGTTTAGCATTATAACCACAACGATTACATATATATTCTACCATTATATACTATATAATATATAATTATTTTTAAATACTTACATTTAAGTAATTTTTAAGCAATTTTTAAGTAATTTTAAGTAATTTTTAAGTAATTTTTAAGCAATTTTTAAGTAAAATTTAAGTAATTTTTAAGTAATTTTAAGTAATTTTTAAGTAATTTTTAAGTAATTTTTAAAAGGGGGGGGGGAAATTCAAAAAAAAAAACTTTTTTGGAAAAAATTTTGTAAATAAAATCCTTTTGAAAAAAAAAAAATAAAAAAGAAAAGTGCCGTTTTCCCAGAAAAAGTAGCGTGAGAAAAACTTTTATCAATAAATTCTTATGATTACTATAAATTCCAATGTTTTAATAAAAATATAATTTTTGATGTAAATTTGTTGCGTTTAAAACTGTAATAATTAATAATAAAATAAATATAAAATGGCTGATAATGAAGAAGTTATAATAGAAGAAGTTTTTGTTGAGGACCTATATAGTAATTTATATTTTGGTGAATTTAATTCAAAAATGTATTTAATATATGAAAATGCTGATGAAATAGTATATCGTTTTGTTTTAGAAAAAACAAAAAGTGAATTGGAAGAATTATTTAATAATGAATCAGAAGAAAAAATTTTAAAAATAAAATGTGATGAAAATGCGGAAGAACATTATATAATGAATATAGGTTATTATCATATAAATGAAAATGAAGATAAAATGAAATTATATTATAAAACGGAAGAAGATAAACAAAATTATTTAGTAAATAAATATTATAATGTAGATGATTTAAATGAAGTATTTACAAATATGTATGATAGTTATGGTTTATTATGTAAAATGAAAAAAAATAAAAAATTATTTGTTATAAAAATAGTAGAAGATATAATAAAAATAACAGATATATTAAATGATAAAACTTATAATTTAAAAAATATATCTAATATAACTATAACAAATGATATAACATTAACAGATATTTATATAGATATATTAAATAATATATTAGATAAGAAATATAATTTAAATATAGTAATAGAAGAGGAAGAAATGGATAGAATAATAAATGGATATGGATATTTACCAGTATTACGTGAAGATTATAAAGAAATAGATATTTATGAAGAAAATGAAGTAGTAAAAGTATATGAAAATTTACAAGAAAATGAAATAAAAATTCCTAAAAAAAAAGATATTCTTGAAGGGGAAAAAATAACAGAAGAAGTTGTATTATATGATAGAAAAGAAATTGAAAAAATATATGAAAAATTGGAAAAATATTGTGAATTAAAAAGACAAACTCATTGGATGTGTAGTCGTTATTATAGTAGTGTGGATCGTTATTTTACAGTACCAGCAATTGTATTAAGTAGTTTAAGTGGTATTGGTTCATTTTTAGCTTCAACAGATACTTTTAAACCTCAGGCGGATGTTTTAACTATTTCAGTTGGTGTTATGGCTTCAATAACAACATTATTTCAATCATTTTCAAATGCTTTTGAATATTCTACTAAAAGTGAAGCTCATCAAAATGCCACAGAAGCATTTGATCAAATAATAACAAAAATACGTTTTGAAAGATTAAATCCTAAAGCAAATGTTAATGCTGTTGAATTTATAGATATTATAGAAAATCTAATAGTTGAAACAAAACAACGTTGTAAATATATAGTCCCTGATTGGATAGAAATAGAATATAGTGATAGAAAATTCACTAGTTTGAAAGATAATGTAACAAAAGATATATATAAGAAAATGATAAATCTTAAATCTGAAAAATATTTAGAGGAAATGAATAAAAAAAAATTAGAAGATTTAGATTTATCGAGAATAGATAAAGATTTAGGTTTTAAAGGATTAAATGAAAAAGACTGTTGTGGTAATTAAGAAGATACTACATCATGATAATGAACTATATGATATTTCTCTTTAATTTTATTATCCACAATTACTTTTTTAACATTAGCACTTGTTTTAACTAGTTTTCCCGTAGGTTTCCAAATAAATTCCCAATTAACTGTAAAATATACATTATTACCAACACCACACCAATCAACTGGTTCAAATTTTTTCATATCTATATATTCAGGCATAAGACCAAACATTTTTGTTAATTCTTCTTTACCTTTAATTTCCTCTCCACCTGGAATTAATCCACTAAAAACTTTTCCATAAAATTCTTCATGACAACCTTCAATATATCCAGCACCGTCTCCTGCTAAAAATTTATCCAGTAATCCTTTAACTAGTTCAATATTTTTATTCTCCATTTTATTATTATAGTGTTATTTTTTTATATATTTTATATAAAACAAAATATATATTTTATATATAAATTAAAGTATTTAGAAATAATATTATACTATAATATAGTGATGTGTGTGGATTAAAATCTATATACATTATTAGCGGTCGTGTCCGAGTGGTTAAGGAGCTGCACTTGAAATGCAGTGGGAAATTCCCACGGGGGTTCGAGTCCCTCCGACCGCGATTTTTTTTTCATTTTTTTTTTAAATTGATTATTTATTTTTAAAAATTTATAAAATGGAAGAAAATGTAATTATACCGTTGCCTCCCAAAAAAAATAGAATTAAAGGAAATAAATATTTATATAATAATGAAATTAAATTATGGAATGGTAAGACATTAATGACTATATGCGAACATAATAAAAGAAAATATGACTGTAAATTGTGTAATGGTAGCAATAGATGTTCACATGGAAAAATTAAAATTTCTTGTAAAATATGCTCTCCTGATACATTCTGTGAACATAATAAAAGAAAAACTGTATGTAAAATATGTAAAGGTAATTCATTATGTGACCATAATACACTTAAATATCTTTGTAAAATATGTAAAGGAGGTTCTATATGTATTCATAATAAGCGAAGACGCGAATGTAGATTATGTGACGGTTCTTGTTTTTGTAATCATAATAAAAAAAAAAGTGAATGTAGAATATGTTCTCCTGATAATCATACACTTTGTATTCATTGTAAATATATTTGGGGTTCTAAAAGATATATATCCTCAAAAAATACATATGAAAAACTTTGTGCTAATTGTTATTACTATTTATATCCAGATGAAAAAAAAATACCAACTAAATATAAGAAAAAACAACATTATATTCACGAAAAACTTCAAGAAAGATATGGTAAAGATTATTTCAAATATGACGTAAAGATCCAATGTGGGTGTTCTGGTAAAATACCCGATTTCTTTGTAGATTGCTATAATTTTGTATTAAACATAGAATGCGATGAAAATCAACATAAAAGAAATGAGACTAGTTGTGAAAACGCAAGATTATGTGAATTATTTTTAGACTGTAATTCAAGACCGTTTGTATGTATAAGATTTAATCCAGATAGTTATAAAATAGAAGAAAAAAAAATAGAGGGGTGTTTTGATTTTGATGAGAAAAATAATATTATAGTAAATCAAGAAGAATTTGAAAAAAGATTTGAGTTATTAGTAGAAAAGATAGATTATTATTTAGAAAATGGTAGTAAAAAAGATATAGAATGTATCAAATTATTTTATGATGAAAATAATGCAAAATTTAAAATGTGATTAAACCTTTTGAAAATTTATATTTTTTGTCGGTAGTTTTTATTTCATCCACTAATCCTTTTGCTAAACATATATCAGCATTCCACCATAAATCGTGTTTTAGAATTTCATTAATTTCACCTCTTGGAATATTAGTATTTTCTTTATAAATTGTTTTAATTGAATTCATTAATTCTTTTAAATTTTCCATTTCTTCTTCTAATTCATTCATTTTACCCCAACTACCAGATGATAATTGATGAATAAGCATATAGGATGTTTT